AGCATGAAGTCCTTGGGCACCAGTTTCAAGGACATGGGCAAAGCCATCTACGACGGCAAACAAGGCGCAGCCACCTATAACTCAACCTTAAGTGCTGGTGCTGATGCTGTTGCGGACTATTCCAAAAAATTTGGCCCTGCAGGTATAGCACTGGGCTTGTTTACCAAAGCAGTGGTTGGATTTGTCAATGCCGCACTAAAACAAAGCGATAGTCTTTACGACAGCTATGCCAAGATAAGCAGGACCGGCACAGTTGGCTCTCAGGCCATGGGAGAAGTGTTTAGTCAAATGCGGGCATTTGGTTACACAGTTGAACAACTGGGTGACATGGGCGACTTGTTAGCAAGAAACAGCAAGAGCTTTGGAACATTTTCTAAAAGTGCCCTAGAGGGTGCTAGGCAATTTGGTGACGTAGCAAATTCAATACAAAACAGTCCAATCCGCCAGGAGTTCTTTAGATTAGGCATGAGTGTCAACGATATCAACGACGGTATCGCTGGCTATGTCAATCAACAAGGCAAGCTGGGCTCACTACAAGGCAAGACCACTAAAGAGCTAACCGAAGGTTCACAAGAATACATCAAACAACTAGATCTGTTGTCCAAGCTCACTGGTATGACTCGCCAAGAGCAAGAAGATGCAAGAGAGCAAGCACTACAGGTTGAAGCGTTCTATGCTGGTCTAGCCGATCTGGATCCCAAGGCCCAAGAACAGGCTTTCCAGGCCTATACACAAGCACTGGCCAAAGGCGGTCCTAAGTTTGCAGCAGAAATGGCTGCCAACTTTAACGGAGTTATAACCGGCGCCAGTGATGCGTTCTTGAGCACCGGTGGCAAGAGTATGCAGTATTTTGGCAAAGACTTCTTTGCTCGTGGCGGCTCAGCTGATCAAGCAATGGCAGGCATCGCTGGATCAATCACTCCAACCATGATGGAAGTAGCCAAAGGGGTGAATCAATTAGGCGGCGGTTTTGGACTTAATCTTCGCACAATGAATCAACTCAAAGGCGGCATTGATCCTTTGGCCAGGATAACAGAAAAACTAGCCCAAGAACAAAAAGATCAATTAGCAGGTATTAACCCAGCCACCAAGGCACAGGCCGGATTGCGAGACAGCCAAATCAAAAGCTCGCAAAACATGGCAGAGTTTGTTAACCTTGGCGTAAATCCTGCCACTAGAGCATTGGAAATTTTTACCGATGTTGTTGAAACCCTAACATCATTCTTGCCCGGTGCCACGGAGGCTAAAAAACGTCGTGCAGACATGGAGAATGCCCGCAAGGAACCGACGTCTAAGAAAGTATGGGTCAACGGACAACTGGTTGAAGAAGGATCGCAGGCTGCAGAAGATGCTAAATCAGGCAAAACAGTTGCCCCAAAAGCTCCACCTGGCGGCGGCAATGAGTACGTAGCACCGGTGACTGGTGAAGTTGACCTAAGTGGCGCCGGAGGCGGAGAAACAGCTCCTGCAAAACCATCAGCTGCCGGGCTTAGAATAAAAAGTGGAGAAGCCACAGCCGGTGGCGAAGCAAAACCAAAACTGTACGAAATTGCTCAGCAGATACAAGAAAAATTAGGCGGCGGTTTAAAGTATTTTAGTGCGTTTAATGATGCCTTCCATATGGATAGAAACAGCAATCATAACAAAGGCACAGCAATGGACTTTACCTTGACTGATCCTAAACAGGCTGATGCTATTACAGCTATGATTCAGGGCTTGCCTGGTATTAGTAAAGTTATCAATGAATACGCTAATCCAAGTTCTGGCGCAACCGGCGGGCATATCCATGCAGAAATATCAGCAGCCAATGGAGCTATTCTAAGTGGCCCGGCCAGCGGATACAAGCCCAATTTAACCATGCACGGTACCGAAGCAGTTGTGCCATTAAACACACCTGCCCAACAGGCCGCTGCCAGCGGGGGAATAGACAGCAGTGCTATGTCGCTACAAATAGACAAGCTAGACGAATTGATTTCGGTCATGAAGAGTCAGCTGGGCGTGTCCACAAGAATAATGCAGTCTAGCGTCTAGGTTGCGGTAAATATACTACCATGGCAGATAATCAAAATACACGCAAACCCGGTTGGAAAAAATATTTTCGAGTTGCAAACACTGGCGGTCAACTGAGTCCGATCTCAGGACAAAATCAATTTGGTCTAGACGGATACCCGCGACAAACGGGCGTAGGCTACTCAGATGGCACAGGCACTCCCAATGACATTTCGTTCCGTAACTATGCTAGCCGATTACCAGAAGTTTATAGTGGCCATCCAAATCGTATTGAGCGTTACAACCAATATGAAAACATGGACTGTGATTCAGAAGTAAATGCATGTTTGGACATTATTGCTGAGTTTTCAACACAGGTCAACGAAGACAACAACACACCGTTTGACATTAATTTTAGTGACACACCCACTGATCACGAAGTTGAAATTATCAAAAAACAACTGCAACAGTGGACCAAATTAAACAAGTTAGATCAAAGAATTTTCAAACTGTTCCGCAATACCATCAAGTACGGCGATCAAGTATTTGTGCGTGACCCAGAAACATTTGAAATGATGTGGGTAGACATGGTCAAAGTGGCTCGTGTTATTGTTAACGAAAGCGAAGGCAAGCGTCCTGAGCAGTATATCATTCGCGACATCAATCCTAACTTTCAAAACATGAGCGTGGCACAAAAAACCACTAGTGACTACTATGTGAGTCGTGCCATAGGTGGCGGCACCAACACCAATAATTATAGTAGCCCGGGTGGTGGCGGTGCAGGTGGCGGCACCGGCAACGGTGGAGTTGGCAACAGCAGATTTACACAGGCCATGAACGAAACCTGTTTAGATGCACGTCATGTGGTACACCTAAGCCTAAACGAAGGGCTAGATTTCTTTTGGCCTTTTGGACAAAGTATTTTAGAAAACATATTCAAAGTTTACAAACAAAAAGAATTGCTAGAAGATTCCGTATTGATCTACCGTGTTCAACGTGCTCCAGAGCGCAGAATCTTCAAAATTGATGTAGGCAACATGCCCAGTCATATGGCCATGCAGTTTGTGGAACGTGTCAAAAATGAAATGCATCAGCGACGTATTCCTACCAACACAGGTGGCGGCGCCAACATGATGGATGCCAGCTACAACCCGCTCAGCATCAACGAAGACTATTTCTTTCCAGTTACGTCAGACGGTCGTGGCAGTGAAGTTACTACCCTACCTGGTGGCTCAAACCTAGGTGAAATTGACGATTTAAAATACTTTAATAACAAAATGGCCCGTGGTTTGCGTGTGCCCAGTAGCTACTTGCCCACAGGCCCAGACGACTCAGATCGTGCCATGAACGACGGTCGTGTAGGCACAGCACTCATACAAGAGTACCGTTTTAACCAGTATTGCATGCGCCTACAACGGCTGATCATGCAGAAATTGGATGACGAATTCAAGATGTTCCTGCGTTGGAGAGGTTTTAATATTGATGCTGGAATTTTTTCAATCAGCCTGTGCGAACCGCAAAACTTTGCCAGCTATCGTCAAAGCGAGTTGGATACCACACGTATTCAAGCGTTTGCACAACTGGAACCCTTGCCATACATGAGCAAACGTTTTATGATGAAACGCTATTTGGGCCTAACCGACGAAGAGCTTGTGGAAAACGAAAACATGTGGGCCGAAGAACGCGACGAGCCAGAACTGGTCACAACACAAGGTCAGGATCTTCGTTCAGTGGGAATTACACCAGCCGGCTTAGAAAGTGACATCAACACCGGGCAAGAATTAGCCGGCAGTGAGATGGGCGGAGATCTAGGTGCCGAAGGCGGTATGCCCGGAGCTCCTACCACTGCTCCAGGAACTGCTGTTCCAACAGCACCTGCAGGCGGTGTACCCGGAGTATAAATACAGTATGATCTTAAACGAAATTTATTCTCGCGAACCAGAAGCGTATCAAGACCTGAGTCAAGACAACAGCCAACCTGAGTTGCATAATCTGCGCAAAACTCGCCTGACTCTGCGCCAGCTTAATAAATTGCGTCAAATGCAAGATGTTAGAAGTTTTGAATATAAAGAAAAACTCAAACAAGTTAAAAAACAATATTCTCCTCCTCCTGCCGCACCCGGCATGTAGACTATAAGATTGTAACAGTCTAGTCATAAAACTAGACTATTATGACTCTTTTTCCACCTCAAATATACCAATATTACCGCTCTGTAGTAAATACTGAACGAGCCATACCTTAAGGAGAAATTATGACATCGAAATTTGAACAGTTGATCGAATATGTGATCAATGATGAAGAAGCTAAAGCTAAAGAGCTTTTCCACGATATCGTGGTAGAAAAATCCCGTGAAATTTACGAAAATTTAATGGATGAAGAAGTAGAAGAGTTGGACGAAGAGTCCGACGCTGAGCGCGACGACCATGCTGAAAAAGCTGGCAAAAAAGTTGCCAAAGACATTGAATACGACGAAATGCACGAAGACTTTGGCGGCGACGCTAGTGACGACTTGATCGACGACGTAGAAGCCGAAGAACAAGGCATGCAAGAAGAAGAAGAGTCTGACGTTGAATTCGACGATGCTGCTGAAGAAGACGGCGAAGACCTCACACACGACATGGAAAAAGATCATGACGACGGTGCTGATATTGAAGACCGCGTGGTTGATTTGGAAGACAAACTTGACGAACTCATGGCTGAATTTGAAAGCCTAATGGGCGGCGAAGGTGGTGACAGTGTATCTGATATCGACGGCGGTGACGCTTTAGAAATGGACGACACAGACACAGCTGAATTCGGCGACGAAGAAATGGGCATGATGGAAGCTGTTAACCTAGCCAAAGCTCCTGCTCCTGTGACTTCAGAGCCAGCTGGTACCAACACCAAAAGCACAAACGCCAACAATAGTGGCGCCAAAGGTGCTGTAGCTAGTCCTGTAAAAATGACTGGTGACACAGCTCAAGGCCGTCCTGCTCCGAAAACAGGTGAGTTGATTGGCAAAGTGCAAAACACTCCAGCCAGTGGCGACAAGAAAATGGTTGCTGCACCAAAGCCAGTTACAGCACAAGCCAGTGGTGTGAACACAAAAACTCCATTTCCTAAGGCTTAATTACAGATATGGCTCGATATCTACAAGAACATCTAAGCTTCACTCAAGCACAGGCGGAAGTCCTGCTTGAGGAAGCCCAAGATGGCTCTGGTCAGAAAACTATGAAGTTAAAAGGTATCTGCATTGAGGGCGGCGTTAGAAACGCAAACGAGCGAGTATATCCTGTAAGTGAAATAGCCAATGCAGTAGACACCATCAACGAACAAATCAAAACTGGTCATTCAGTTTTGGGCGAAGTTGATCACCCAGATGATTTAAAAATCAACTTGGATCGTGTTAGCCACATGATTGAAAAAATGTGGATGGATGGCCCTGCAGGAATGGGCACACTAAAGATACTACCTACACCCATGGGAGAACTGGTTAAAACCATGTTGACTTCGGGTGTTAAATTAGGTGTTAGCAGTCGTGGATCAGGTAATGTAAACGACGCTAATGGACATGTCAGTGACTTTGAAATTGTCACTGTAGATGTAGTTGCTCAGCCAAGTGCTCCAAATGCATATCCCACAGCAATTTATGAAGGCCTTTTGAATCACAAAGGCGGTCAAAGATTGTTGGATATGTTTAAAGACCCGGCTAAGAGCGGCAAAGCACAGAGATACGTTAAAGACGAAGTAGTTCGTTTGATCCGTAGTCTCAAGATCGAAGGAAAATAATATGCTAGATGCTATTAAACCGTTACTAGATAGCGACTTGATTAACGAGGAAGCTCAACAACAGATCTCAGAAGCATGGGAAACACAGTTGAACGAAGCTCGTGAACAAGTAC